TGTAATTCACTACCAGCAAGACTCATCTCACCTTTACCAATACTTTGTTTAATCTGTGCGGCTAATTGTGGATTAGTAACAGAACCTAATACTTTATTACCTTGTTTGATAACTTGTGTATTTGATTGAGCAGGAGCAATAGTAATTTGTTCTGCTTCATTTAATGCATTGTCCAATGAATCAAAGTATTCTTTTAAACTATGCTTTGTTGTTTTGCTCTTGTCATGCTTAGGTAATTTAATATCTTTACCATGCTTAACACCAAACGCACTGAAGTCATACTTTTTAACTTCACCTGAATCATCAGCACCTTTCTTAGGACGACCACGACCACGTTTTGCGGCTGGCTCTTTCTTGTCTGCTTTCTTTTCATCACCTTCTTCATCGGTGTCAAATTTACGACCATAGCCACCTGCATCTGCTGTGTGTACTTTACCTTTTGGCGTTTCTTTTGTAGCTTCGCTCAATAGGCTCATCTTTTCTAACATGTCTTTGAAGTTCATTTTTAATTCCTCTTATTTTGATGCGCCAGTTGCTGGCTTTGGTGGACGCTTGATTGTTGACATTGGGCTTTTCTCTCCTCTTGGATCGTCAGCCAAATATGGTTTGAATGGATCAAACGCATCAGGAGTTTTTGTACCTGCATATGGAATGTCAATTTTGCTATCTTTAGCTTGGTCTTTGATAGAGCTTAGGTAGCTATCAGAATAATTCTTATTTGCTTCTTTAGCGCCTGGTTGTTCTTCTAACTCAGGGTGATTCAACAATGGATTATGATCCATTTCGTTAGCATAACCTTCTGCTTCACTGTTAATACTGTCATCGAAACTAGAACCGATAACACGGACCATATCAACTTGATAACCTAATAATTGAGCAATTTGCTGAATCATTGGTTCATTAGCTGGATAACGAAATTCTGCTTTAATAATTGTTACAGGTTGGTTATGTAAATTAGGGAATCCATATGGATCTTTTTGAATAGGTGTAGTTTTTGGTTCATCAATCTTTACAGGGTCAAATTTCTTTAAGTTGTACTTAAACATATCTAACCAATTCTTATCAACATCACCGGCGATTTTGATAGTGTAATTGTAAGTGTGAACACTTTCTACAATGTATTGTTTTAGGCTCTTCATTTCTTATTCCTATATTCAGTATTTATCTTTATTGGTCTTTTTTAGCAGCCAGCACTTTTAGTAATTCATTACGGTCTAACATCTTGCCCTCACCCAATGGTGTAGCTTCAATTTCTTCTGTTTTGTTAGCGATTTTTTGGTCTAGTTGTGCCTTCTTTAACTGTAAATCAAGCATTTTTAGCTTCTTGTTAATCTTTGCTGTTTTAGCTGTGATAGCATGTCCTAACATACTACTGGCACTATTGAATATCTCACTAGCAAAACGACTGTCAACTTGCATACCCAAATCCATTAGGTCTTTGTAACTGCTAGTAGCAAGCTGTGCTAGTTCGTCCATTTCACCGTCGCTAGCTTCTAGTCCTTTGACTTGTGGTAATGCTTTTTCTATCTTATCAATAGTCTGATATGCTTCTTCCGTAATTAAATCAGCCTCAGCCTTTTCAATTTGAGACTCATTGATTTCTTTTTCCTGAGTAGGAAGTTCGAATAATTCTTCAAGTTTTTTGGTCATGAATTATTTAGTTACTTTCTACGACCATTGTAGAAAAGGTCATCTTCTGTAATAACTCTAAATGTATAACCTTGTTGTTTACAGTAAGCCATTGCGGCATGCCATTTGGCATGATTTATTGCCACCACAAGTCTATCTTTAGCACTTGCAACTTTGCTCTCAATTAGACTTTGTTTCTTAGGTTTAATTTCAACAACTTCTGCTATCTGTTTACCAAATTTATTTTGATACACTACAAAAAAGTCTGGAATATATTGGCTTGGCTTTCCAGTCACTGGGTTGCGATAGGGTATTGCCATAGACTCACTGGCCCAGTATAAAACACTATTGTTGTTATCGCAGAAGTTCATAAACGTTAACTCCCAACCGCTACGATATCTAGGAGTATGTTTACCTACATACTTTTGTGGATTCTTGGGAGTATATGTCCCTTGTGCCCAGTTACCCATTATTGCACTATGTTTCTAGCAACTGATTCATTTGGTTTAGGTACACTACCAAAACCATACATGGAAGCCTTAGATTTAAAACTGTTTAGATAATATGCAATAACGCTATTAACTTCTAGTTTATTTTTACCTTTAAGATAACCCAATAAATCTAATACGGGAATTTGTGTCTCTTGTGATATTCTAAACAAATATACAGTAAAGTTTCCTGCTATTTGTGTAGTATCGCATATACCTTTAAAGTAGGAATATACAATATCATACTCATTGCCATTTACAACCAAATTGAATTCATAGAATTCATCAAAAATTCTTACTGTTTGGTCTAGTTGAGTTCGTGAATCAATAATTAATGCCATATAAATCTCCGTAGAGTATTTATACGTTTAACCTTACCCGGCTCTAGTACCTGGTACTGTTTGACCACCGGCTTTTTGTACAGATGCATTAACACCAGTGCCAGTAGCTGTAATTTGTGCTGGTTGTGATAGCCCTGAATTTGGTGCGCCGGCGACATTGTTTGGACTAGAACCATAACTAGGATAGTAAGTGTTACTTCTCACAGCACCTGGTAATTGCTGTTGAACTACATTTGTTAACATTGAATTTAAATCCTGTGTGGCAACTTGCTTTAAATTCTTATTTTTAAATGTATTGTATGTTGTACCTGCAGTGCGTATAGCACCTAATATATTACCACTAGACAAATCATTGATGAATCCGCCGGCAGCGTCTACAAGTCCACCTTGACCTAATATACTAGCATTAGAACCAGGTCTATTGATAGGACTTGGGGTTTTGTCGTAATTACTGTCTAAACCAAATCCAGTAACAATGTTACTTGGTGCTCTACCATCAATTGCACCTTCGGCATATTTTACTGTCTCATAATCAATAGTCATTGTGTTAGACATTGTACCATTGCCCTGACTGTAATCATACGTGTCATGGTTGAATGATGTAATGACTGGATTTATGAGAGTATATTGAATAAAGTTGTGTCTATTCAAACCAAATATTTGTATAGACTTGAAAAAAGGAATCTTACTTATACCTTGATTTGCTTGGCTTGTAGTGCCGCTTGGATTACTTGTTTCACCTATGTAACCCCAATCTTCATCACCTGTTATATCGCCGTCATATAAATTTCTTCTATTAAAATCTACTGACCCGCTGTTATTACCATTGGTAGTTTGTCTACCTGCACTATTAACAACTGGCTTGTTAGCATCTTGGAAGTAATATGTGTAATAGTTATACCACATATCATTAACAATATTACCGTTGTCATCATGGAATACAACTGTGATAGGATTATATTTTATCTTAGTTTGTACTAAACGTTTTCTATTGTATTGATTTAATGTAGCAGTATCAATGCTATATTTTGGTAACTCGATAGTCTTTACTGCGAGGCCAAAATTAGAACCCTGCGCTATACCTTTAGCATAGACAGCAGGGTTAATTTCAAAGTATACGTGAAATAAAAACTTGTATTTAGGTGCGTATTGATACGCATTAGCCCTAAATGTTTTGGCTGCATGAGTGTAATCTCTTATATAATCGTTACCAAAGAATCCTTTGGCAGTATCTTTTAAAAGATTCTGAAAAAATCCACTCATGCTTTACCTTACGTATTAGCCTTGACCAGCACCAATACCAGTTACAGTAGAACCACCTAGTATACGACCGATGTTTGTACCAACACCAGAAGCTAGAGGACTATTAACAGCATTATCAAAACGAATTGTCATTGCAATTGTAACAGCTTCATTAGTACTATAATTCAAGTTATTGTAGTTTGCTTGTTGTAAGAAGCAACCATAGCATTCCCAAGTTTCTAAAACAACCGGTGCGGCTGTACCGTTACCACCATCTAAGATTTCAATATTTGTTTGAAACTTGTAATCTTGACCTGTTGCCGCAGAAGCCTGCTCAACAAAGTCTAATTGTTTCTGTAATTGTTGACCAACTAACTTAGAAACTTGACCTTGTGCATCATCTCTAACGTTAACTGTCAATGCTTGCCACTCATGACGACCAGCAAGATACAATGTAGAGTTATAAACTGGAATAGTGATTTCACCGAAACTAACTTGAGGACGTGTGATATCAATAACTTGTTTTGTTAACTCAACAGTTTGTCCAGTACCAAAGTTTAAAAAGTTAACTCTAAAACGATACTGTAATTTTGGCATCAACAAACCTTGGTTACCACCAGCGTTATCGCTAGCGACGGTCATGTTGAATAATGATTGTGAGGCTACTGCCATTTTATTTCTCCTGTATACTTATTTATCTTTTCTAAGATAGCCCCCTAAGGGGCTATAATTAGACTGCTCCACCTGCGATTTCGCCTGTGTTCAATACACGAACTGGGATGTAAATGAATTCAGCAGCCTTAACTGGCTCTAACGCAACATCAATCCACAATTCGTTTCTATCTATACGTGCTGGTGTGTTGTTACTTTCGTCACAAACAACCAAGTAATCATAGATACCACGTTTAGCAACTAAATCAACCATTAATGTTTGTACAACACCTGCGATTTCGTTACGTGTCAATTGGTCGTTAGGTTCGAATACGAACGGACGAGCCGCAATTGTCAACTGACGACGGACGTAGTTGATTAAACGTGCAACGTTAATTCTGTCTAATGCAGACTGACTATTGTAACTTACTTTGTTACCATAGTTTAACAATCCAACACCAGTGAAGAATACCATTGGGTTAATTTGGTTGATGTATAGAACATCACGTATACCGATACGTGTCTTGATTGGCTGGAACTCACCTGTTGTACGATCCAAGTAACCAATGTTCAATGCATTGTCAATGTTACCACGGCGTGTACCTGCTGGAGCTAACCAAGGATAAGACTTAGTATCGCTTGTTAATATTGTACGTAACATCATATGACTTGATGGAACAACAACTTCATTTCCATCTAAGTCATTTGCGATACCACTTGGATAGAATAGACCCAAATAAGTATTGCGTGTTACTAGACCAGTTTCACCTGTGCTTGTTGCGCCTGCGGCGTTAGTAGCCCATGCTTGAATTGCTGTAGCATCATCAGGTAATCCTAATGGTGTATCACCAACGATGAACGCTGTCTCACCACGATCCGCATTCAATACAACCATGTTAGGTTGTAGTTCTGGAT